GTTGAACGCCTGGTCTGCGGAATCCATGAGACCCCGGATTGTCAGTTCGATTTCGCGCCAGAGTTCTTCACCTTGTCGGGTTGTCCTGTCGATGCCTCCTTGGAGGGCACGGAGACCGGCTATGTATTGGCTTCGTCCGATCTGGTCTGTCTGGAATAGGAAGTCGAGGTCGGACAGTCGCCGGTCGTAGAACTCTCTCTGTGCTCGTGATTCTGCTTCGGCGAGAGCTTTTTCTGCTTCGAGTTTTTCGAGGTCGCCGGACGCTGCACGTAGTTGCTCCTGGGCTGCTTGCACGTCGAGCAGCGCCTGAGCGAACGTGTCAGTGAGGTCACTGTTGACGCGGCGTTGCAGATCAGCGAAGTCGAGCGCGAGTTGTGCAAGACGCTCTCGTGCTTTGAGCACGTCGAGTTCTGCCTCGTATGCAGCTTGAGTGTCTTTCCCCCCGAGACCGAGAATGGTTTTGAGCCGGTCTTGGGCTGCTCGCAGGTCAGCTTGGGCTGCTTTGATTTCGTCGCCTGTGCCTGCTGTCAGCCGGAAGAAAGCTGCTCGCCTGTCGGATTCTGCCAGTCGGAATTGGGCTACGGCATCGCGGAGTTCGATTTCTTTGGCGATGATCTCCTGCCGGTCCCGACCATCATTTCTCATGAAAGCTATTTCTGCTCTCAGCGCGTTGACAGTGGCAGCGATAGAAGCAATCTCATCAACAGAACTCTTATGTCGTAACGTCGAATTACGTGCAACAAGAATGGCATGACGCAGACGGTCATCTGTCGCGGCTTCGATGATCTGGTTCAGCCTGGAGTCTTCAGCAGCGGAGACAGCGGCGACCCCTGCGGCTCCTGCAAAAAGGGCGGCTATCTGCCGTTGGAATTCTGCTTCAGCGCGGATGGCTTTGATTAGCTCTCTGTAGGCTTTCTGCCGGTCTTGGAATGTCTTGGCGCGGTCTACGTCGAACTGAGCACGCGCGACCGCTTCTTCAAGTACGGCCTGGGTGTACTCACGCTCTTTACCAGCGATCTCATCCATGATCTGCCGATAGATCTCACCACCTATACCGGAAGTGTTGAGGGCATCGTCAGCCTTGTCTCTAAGTATCCGTAGGAGTGCTGCAATTCGTGTCCTGTTGTCGCTTATTCCGCTGACGAGCGTCTCTTGACGGTCGAATTCTCCTTCGAATAGTTGCAGTCCTGAGAGCCTGATCTGTTCAATTTGTCGTTCTATCTCGGCAATTTCTTCTTCGTCGCCACCGGCTTGCGCTTGGGCTAGGGATCGTTGAGCATCGGCAAGCACAGCATCGTTCCGTTTGCGTGCAACCGCTGTCGTTGTAAAGCCCAATTGCAGGTTGGTCTGAACCAGTTGCAATGCTTCTTGAATTTCTCCTACGGTGAGAACTTCGCCCCATTCCCGGATCGTTCCAGCAATATCGGTGTACACGAGACGAACGCCATCTATCAGAAGGCCTTGTCGTGCGAGTCTGCGAGCAACTCCTACTAGATCGCCTTCGTTGACAACATCGTCAGGACTAATTTCAGAGACAGCTAAGGCGATGCGTCCGATTTCTTTCTGGATCGGGACAAGCTGATCCACCATTTGATCTGTCGTTCCACCCAGTTCGGCGTTGATCAGATCCAGGTTGGCCCCTAGGACAGCAAGCCTCGCAAGCAATTTTTCTTTTTGTAGACCCGCTGTCTCTCGTTCGAACGCTGCTGGAGTACCTCCGAAGGTTGCTTCACCACCAAACAGATCTCGGAACGGCCCAAGGAACGCAACAGCAAACGAAGTCAACTCTGTGAAGAATCCTTCTTCGCCACCAGGCCTAAGTGCCCCCAGCTTTTCGAGACGCTCGTTGACAGCTTGCAAACGAGCATCAGCATCGGACAGCGCCTGGCCCATAGCTTCGGCGTCTGCCTTTAGCTCCTTTGTGCGATCCGAGATCCCTTTTTCACTCGTTTCGCCGGGATCTCCGAAGATCCGATCGATGATACTTTTCGCCCCGACGATGGCTCCGCCGATAACTACGAACGCTCCCGCCAGTTGCAGTACCCGGCCAATCAGACGACTGATAAACCCTCCGATCCTGAGTATGCCCACACCAAGCCCTCTCAGGATTGCGCCGAGACCCGTTACTCGGGTCGCCAGAAGCGATGTGATAAACGCTACTTCTCCCCTAGCAAACGCCAGAGCATTTTCAGCGACAGTGGCTATCCCAGTTGTGGCAGTCCCGGCCAGAATGGAGCTATGCCAGAGCAGCAGCCGTACTCGGACTGCGGTTATTGCACCCTGTACCAACCTCAAAGGCGCAAGAAATAATGTGCTGATGGCCGTCCCTGCCTTGGCTGCTACACCATCAACTTTCCTCATGTTTCCCAGCAGTGTTGTCAGACCGAAAGCACCACCGATTTTGGCTCCGATTACTGCTCCCTTCCCGGTACCTCCACCGAGGAGTCCCTGGAAAACGTCGATCAGGGTCGAGGCTCCTCGTACGTTGGCGATGAGTTTTATGCTGGCAATGAGGCTCTTCAAGGCTAGAGCAGCGGTGACCATTCCGATCAGAAATTTGAGTCCATCACCTAAACCTGTATTGAGGAACGGCAGCCGAACCCTGTTGAGAGCTTCGAACACGGTGACAGCCGCTTCTGCGATCGAGTTGATCACCTTGAGGATGCCTTCCAGGGCGAGGAGAAGCACTTTGATAGGGGTGATGACACCTAGCTGCTGAAGGTTTTGTGCCAGCGTCTGGAATTCAGTGGAGATACCTTCAATGGTTCCTGATACTGTCGCCAGGAGGACAGCCAGCCGGGATTCTGCACCACCGGCAGCATCATCGAACGATTCGAAGATTTCGTCTACTAGACCTTCGCTGGCTCCTTGCAGGAGGGCTGAGATAAACTGGGTTTCTCGTCTTCCTCCGATGATCTCGGCAATCTTGTTTTGGAGACCCGTGTCTAGGGATTGGTACTGTTCGATGATCTTGAAGAGGGCCTGACGGCCTCCGTCGAAGAAGTCTGCTGGCGTCAGCAGGAACTCATCGAACGCGTTAGCGGTTCTGAGGAGTTGGTCGCGCACTTCAGGCGACGTGAACTGCGCGAAGGCTCGTCCCAGCTTATCAGAGACGTTTTGGCCTGTAGCTCCTGTTCTACGTACGGCTGTAGCTACTAGAGCGAACGTGTCCTCGATGCTGAACCCGAGAGTGCGGAACAGTTCGGCGAGTCCCGCGGACCCTTCGAGGGTGTCCTCGACGGAGGTGCCGAATCGCTGTTGGATTCTGGTCGCCAAGTCGAGGGACTTGGAGTAGAGGGCTGCCTGCGCCCGCTGTCGCTCCTGGTCATCCTCTATGCCTACCAGGGTGACGGAATAGGCTTCTGCTACGGCTGTGAGGGCACGTAGAGCTTCTGACTGGTCGATGGTGGCGATTCTGGTTGCGAGGATTTGTGCTCGTGTAGCTGTCATCGCAGCGTCGATGTCTGTAAACCTGGAGATCATCTGGAAGGCTGCTGCGTTGACTTCGGTGGGTAGAGCGTTGAAGTCGTCAGCGATTTGGAGGACTTGCCTTCGGACCCCTTCTAGTTCGCGTTCGAATTCGGCTGTCCCTCGTTCGGCTTCGATATCAAATTCGAGTGATGTGGAAATGTCCGCGAATGTCCGTTCGACTTCCACCGCTGCCTGGAAGAATTCTCTGACTAGGCGTTGCACTCCGAAGAGGAGTGCTCCCGACAGGGCGAATTGGAGAGTGGCTGTGAACCGGCGTCCGAAGTCTCGTGCCGCGCCGAGGAGCAGCCGGTTGAGGAGGCTCATCCCTTTGAAGATTTCGTCTTCGTTGAGAGGTAGCGGTATTCCTTGTGCGGGTATCCGCTCGAACTGGTCTACGAGTTCTCTCGCACGAACAGTTGCGGACGCCAGTTTTTCTTCTTCGTCGGGTGAGAGGATTTCTTGTCCGTCAAACGACTGGAGGATCTGTTCGACCTCTTGTAGTTCCGACTGGAAGTCGTCGCCAAGGAGACCCGCGACGGCTTGTTCAGAGTTGACGATCAATTCTGCATAGGCGTCGTTGATCTGGGCCAGTCGAGCCAGGATTTCGGAGGCTCCGACTGACGCTCCGCCGCTGGATTCGATAGCGAACAGTTGCTCCGCATTTTGAACTCGAAGATCTTCAAGATTGGCGACATTGAGCAACGCGTCCTGTTCTGCAAGCTGTGCCGCTGCCAGCCGTTCTTTGAGTTCGACTTGTCTAGCCAGGGCTGCTGCTCGTTCTTCATCCGAGGCTGTCGTCTGGAACTGTGCTGCTTCGGCGAGTCCAGCACCTTGAGATGCTTGTCGTGCAGCCGCGACTTCCCGTTCTGCCGTCGCAACGGCTTTCCTGGCTGTTGCGATCCTGAGCGACAAGTCGAGTTCCCTTTGTAACAACGTGTCGCCCTCTTGGGGGACTGCCCGCCTGAACCGTGCTGACTCTTCTGCTAGCTGTCGTCTAAGTTCGGCCTGTCGTTCGAGCAGCAGGTTCTCTCGGGCTGTGACCAGTTCCTGGAGCCTGTCTCCTCCCGGTTTGAGACCTGCGATCTGTTGGAGCAGAGTGACACGGGTGAATTCGAGCCGGTTGGTGAGTTCAGCAAGGTTCGCTTCGCGTTGTTTTGTTTCAAGGACTCTCTGGCCTTGGTTAGCCAGGAGTGTCTCTAGCTGGACCCGTTCGTGTTCGATAGCCAGGATGCGTTCTTGCAACTGGACTTGAAGTTGTTCTTTCTCGCTTCCCGTCGCGAACTTGCCTGTTCCTTCAAGTCCTGGGGCTAGCCCCGCCAGTTCTTTGGTGAGACTGACCCTGGGTTTCGCCAGTGACGTTTGCAGGAGTTCGATTTCCTGGCGGAGGTTGGCGATCCGGGCCGTGGCGCGGTTGGCTCCAACCTCGAATTCTTGGGTGAACCGTTGGAAGCCTTCGCCGAGGTCGCCTTCCTTGTCGAGGGCGCGTATCGACTGGCGGAACTGGTCGACTTTAGCGAGTACACGATCGAGGCCGACCGCATCAAATTCGAAAATGAACTTCTCGACCACTGCCTACCTCGGAATGAGCGCTTCTCTGTCTACTAACTGGTTCCCCATCGAGGGAACTTCCTCAGCCCCTTCATAGGTGGACTGCTTCCCTTGCGTCTTCTTGGTACGACGCTTGTCGACATCCTTAAACCAGTCGTCCAACAGATCCGCGCTCCACCACAAGCGGCGGGGCGGAACCTCATCCTTTTGCAGGTTCTCGAACCAGCTTAATACCATCAGCGCCTCGTTGACGGTCTGAACCAAGGTGTAGTCTGCGTGTTGGATGCCGTCCGGCCAGAGTGTCCCTCCCGCTCCTTTCTGTGCCCGTATGAGGGCTAAGAAGGGAGGGGAGTGAGCGAGTTTTTTAAGGCGTCCACATCCAAATCCACCTCGTTGAGACCGTCCATCAGTTGCTCCTGGACGACATTGGGAAGAGACTTGATCTGGCTGGACCTCCTGAAGTACAACTGAGTGTGGTCGTTGGGATACCGAACGGCGTAGTAAAGCTGTTCGTATTTGAACGATGCGAACCATTGGAGATCGCATTCCAATTCGATCCGCTGCTGAATCAGATCTTTCCGTAGAGCCTTGATATTCTCTAACGCGATTTCGATTTTCTTGTCTGTGACAAGATCCGCACTTCGGGCTGCCACGTCAGCCTGGAACTGATCCTGGATCGTGGTGAGTCGTACCACTTCAGGGTCAGCCTCGATGTCGATCTGTCCTTCTTCTGCCTTGGCTGCGTCCAATGCTTTGTTGTGGACGTTGATCTCTTCGAATCTGGCCTGTAGGCCGTCGAGTACCGCAGTCCACTTTTCGCCTTCCTTCCCCCAGTCGGAGCCGAACTCCTCGGAGAAGAGCACATCGTTGAGGGCTTGACGTTCCAGGTTCCTGGTGTACTTCTCCAGGATGGCCTCTACCAGAGCTTCCTTGTCCATAGCCTCGGCATCTTGGACCAGGGCTAACCGTTCATCAGATTCGGGGTCCATAAGTTCGTGGTATCGGCGCGCCCGGTCAGCACGTGCTTTCCTCATGCACTCTTCGTGCTGGTCAGGGTTGGGTCGTTCCACCCAGACTGCGGTTTCGGGTTTGCCTGGATAGGTGATAGGCACTTCTTGCCCGGTTTCGAACAGATCAGTTAGGTGTGCGGGCTGCGTTGAAGCAACATCTGGCATTCTTCCATCCTTCCTACGAACGTTGTCACTCTACACGAGAGAAAGGGAGCCGTGAGGCTCCCTCTCTCGATTCCTCGCCGCTAATGAGGAAGGCTTAAGGAACAGCACCCTTGTATATGTCGAGGTCTCCGCCTGCTGACGTGAACGCGAAGTCGACTTCGAGCTTGTTCCCGACCTGCCCGGAGATAGCCTCCGGGTCGAACTGTGCGTCCGGTACCCGCAGAGTCTGGATCGTGGTTCCGTCTGTCGGTGATTTGACCACCAGCCGCAAGTCGAGTTCTGGAGGATCGGTCACAGCGTTCACGATCGCAGGAGATGTGATCCCGTGAGCGTCGAGAATCTGGTCGAAGAGGGCAGCAGCGGTAGCTGCCTTCATTGTGATAGTCCCGGTCACGTCAGGAACGTCGAAGTCCTGGTCCACAACGAACGGGTTGTCGAACTCTTCGTCACGTTCGAGAGTGGCCCGCCATTCCATAGACGCCGACTGGACTCCAAACCACTTGTCCTGGGCTGCGCCTAGCTGCACTTCGACGTAGCGGCCTTTGACGGCTGCTGGTGTCGCTGCGGCGACTGCCTTGTGGACACCCTGGGCGTAGGTGGCTGCTGCTGCGTTGCCGTAGAGCACCCACATGTTGGTCGTCGCCGGGTAGGTCGCCGTGAAGTCGATGGTGGTGGAGGTTTGGGTGTAGTCGGTGATCGTCCGTAGCCTCGTCCACGTGGAGGGGGTCGTGGTGGTGTCTTCGGTCATCGCCCCGAGCACATAAGTGGTAACACCATCAATCACGGTGGAGAGGGCAGGCCCTGCTACTCCGCCTGTACCCGCTCCGAACGTAAAGATAGTGGCGATTCCATCTCCGACGAAGGCTTCGCGGTATACGGAGCCTGGCACGTAGTAGATGGCATCTCCACGCAATCCGACTGTCAGAGCACCAGGGTTGTCGAGGGAGAAGTTGTAGGCCAGGGACTCGACGTTGAGGTATGGGATTATCAGTCCTCGGACTGTCGTGAACAGTCCTTCTCCCTTGAACGGGGAGATGACATCCATAGGCGCAACATCGATTTCAGCGTCGTACTTCGTCCCTGCTGCGTCACCTGGGGCTGCGTTGAATAGCAGTTCGTGGATCTCGGTGCCCATGTCGAACGTTTCCATCTCGAACGACAAGTCGGGAATATCACGAATCGTGGCAACAGCCTGGTAGTTGCCAAGCTCTTCGATTCGTTCAGTGTTGACGTTTACCGATCCTGCCCCAGCAGATTGAATTCTGTCAACCAGAAAATCATTACCTACATGGAGGATCTGGCCAGCCTTGATAGCCATCGTTCACCATCCTTTGGAACCTTTAGGTCTGGGAGAAGGCTAGCACACGTTCGTGCGAGCATTTGGTGTCTCAGCTTCGGCGGAACTCTCCGAAGATCTGGCGAATCGCTTTCTGATACTGATCAAAAATGTGTGCTCCGTTGGGGCCAACCACATGATTCCAGGCGTCTTCGATGAAGTGTCGACCTTCGATTCCTCTGACGCGGGATTTGCGGGGACGGACGACGCCTCGGCCACCTTCAGCTTGGGTCCGTCTCCCTCTCTCGAATCCGACACGGCGGCTCCCTACGGGACCTAGCGGACCTCGTGGCGCTTTCTTGGTGCCGCCTGTTCCGAACGCTCTTGCTCTACGGGCGTACTCGCCGTAGAGGATGAACGTGTCGCCTGCGGTGCGTCCTCGTAGCTGCTGCGGGGTCCCCCCTTGGAGGAACAGGCCAGCGGGCATCGTCATGAAATTCCATCCATATTCGAGGCCGCGCCAGTGGGCTGCTCGCCGGTCAAGTTCGGCCACATCAGGGAAGCCGACCCCCTTGGCGACTACACCCTTCCCAGGGTTGATAATCCGCGACTGGAGTGCTGCCTTGTGTCCGTGCTTACCAGTCAGTCGTCCTGTCAGGCGGTGTCCTGTCCGGTTTCCTGACTCCCATGGTCTGACGATGGTCTGTTCCAGGATCGCCTTGGCCTGTACGGTCAGTTGAAGCGCTACCTGTTTGTGGATGTTATCAAGCCGCTTGTCAGCGAACTGTTCGAGGGCCACCCTGAACTGGAAGGCGGGATCACCGACTATGCGATAGCGGAGCGGGGTTGCCATCTAGTCTCCCGATTCGGTCGTGGAGTCTGGCTAGCTCATCCACCCAGAACTCGTTGATCGCTCCGGTCTCTGAGGAGACCATGTCCATAGCCAGATCCTGATAGTCGCCGAGCAGCGACAGGATTTTGGCTCTGGCTGCGTCCTGTGCTTCTGGTTGTACCTCATCGTCCAGATGCGGCCACACGTTCTCTTCCATGTAGGTGAGGAGCGTGGCGATGGTGCGTCTGCCTCTGGTTGCCAGGAGGTCTTTGGCGTTCATGGGTGCGGCCTTCCGTAATCGATCACCGAGAACGAGAGCACATACCAGTGTTTCTGCCATTTGTTGACGGCACGGTCGGGTTTGCGTTTGTCGGCGTCGTCTTGGACTTCGACGGTGAACACTTCAGGGTCGCCTATGTCGGAGTAGTCAAATACGGGTTGAGATGGGTTGGCCTTGAGGAATTCGAAGATGTCCCCTCGGACATGTCTGCCGATTGCGTCGTTTTCGGCGAAGAAGTCCACGAAGAAAATGATCTCTTCGTCTGTAGTGGGACTGCCCATTTCGGTTGGGACACCACCACCGTCACCCATTGAGAAGGCGAGCGTGTTGAACGCTACCTCGGCGTCTTCGTCCGGGAACTCGTCAACCATGACAATATCCGAATGTTCCCGCCCCGCGTCGAACCAGCCAAGGGTTGTCAGTTGGGTTTCGATAGCCTTATAGAGGCTCTCGTGGATGATCCGATCTCGGAGTCCGCCATCGGGCGGCATCAGACTGTGTCCTCGGCTTGGAAGTGGGCCTGGTAGATAGACAGTCCGCCTAGTCCGATGGTGGGCTTCCAATACCGGAACCACCATTTGGTCAAAGCTGGCCCTATCACCACATGGGAACTGTTCACAACAGCGGGGTAGTCGGTCTGCATGAGCGTGACTACGACAGTGCTGGGAAAGAAGTCTCCTACTTCTGAGTATTGGGCACCTGCACGCCCTAACGGAGAGAAGAACTCGACTGCGCATATCGGCAGAACAGGTGGCGTGGTCGTGTCGGTGTCTGGGGCAGTGGTCCAGTCCCACGGCAGGTCTTCGCTGTCGTGGTCAGTCCACGTAACCTGCCGCTCGAAATAGAACGTAGGTTTTTCTGCGTCGTCTTCGGGCAGCCCGAGCACCATTGTCCGTCTGAGTGCCGTCTCGACGTTGCTTGGGATCGTCGCAATGGCCTTGACCCCGGCATGGACGATCGCCATGTGTCTCCCCTATCGTGGCTTTACCGCTTGTGACGCCCGGAAGCCCTCTTCGATCTGTGGCGTTTCGATGACTTCACGCTCAACGACTTTCATGGGTTGACCGTCAGTACCGATCGGGTAGTCCATGTACTTCTCGACTAGCTCTTTCGCCTTGTCGACATACGACTGTGGAACATCTTGGACGATGACCTCTTCGAGGATACGTTGGGCTGTCACCTGTGACGTGACCCGTTCCATCATCAGTTCCAGAGGGACGGGATCTTCAGCGAGAAGCTGATGTACCGCCTCTTCGATTTCCTGGTCGCTGATGCTGTTGACCGATTCGACTTCGTCAGCGATCGTGTCTTTGGTCTGTTTGATCAGCACAAACGTGCCGTTGCGGAACAGGTCTGCTTCGGAGTCGTGTGCGATCTCCTGGTTTAGTTGACGTTCCAGCGCACCGATCGTGAACGTCTTGCCTGCTTGGACCAGCCCGTGGGTCTGGTTCCCTAACGGGTCGAGTCTGATGTAGTAGCGGAGTCCCGAAGAGACATTCTTCCAGAGTTCCTTCTGTGCAACCTTGACCATTCTTCCATCCTTCCTACGAACGATGTCAAGATAGCAGAAGACCCCCCCATGAGGGAGGGTCTTCCAATCCAGCGGTTGCCTGGAACTATGGAGTAATGCTCGTGTCGACTACTCGCCGTGCGCGTTCTGGACGATGCACGACTCCACCGAAGTCTTGACGACCCAGGTAGTGCCAGTACCAGTTGTCCAACTCGACGTAGTCCTTGGACAAGAGGCCTCCGTAGAAGGCGAACTTGCCGAAGTCCTGCGACATGACCCACATCTCGTTGGCCGGGATGTGAGAAGCCCCATCCTCGTCCTTGAAGTTGCGAGCCTGGATGACGCTGGCTCCGCGGTAGCGACCCAGGCGTCCACGTGCTCGGATCTCTTCGAGGGCTTCGTCGGCGAACCCTGGGAAGTCGGCGATCTGGTCCACCATGGTCGAACGACCGTAGATGGTTACCACACCACTGTCTGACTCGTCGGCTACTTCACGGATCGCCTGGTTGAGAGCAGCTTGGCTGATCCCTGCGCCCGTGATGTAGTACGGCGAGGCGGACGGGATGCCAGCCTGCGCCAGGTTCTTGATCGCGTTGGTGGTACCCCAGTCGAGACGCCTGATGGCGAGGTTGCGGAGACGGCTTACCGTCTCGCCGAACCCGCTCATCAGCTTGTCTTCGAACTCGTACACGTGGAATCCCAGCGTGTCACGAGGCAGGGTGATGGTCTCGCTCACGATCGAGCTTGCCTCGATGTTGCCACCCTTGGCAATGAAGAAGACCTTGAGTCCGGTCATCTCATCGAGGTAGACACGGTCGTCAAATCCGACCCGTTCCACATCAACGATCTGGTCGAAGAACGATTGGAGTTCGAACCCTTCCAGAATCGATTCTGTTAGGACAGCCGCCATCTCCCGACGCCATTCGGGATCATGCCAGTTCTCCTTGGCGATCGCATTCACCTCTTCGCGGGCTACCTTGGCAGCTTCCCGCTCTTCGGGAGTGCGACCCTTGTTGTCAAGCAATGACTTGATGGTCATGTTCCCTCCTTAAACCAGGAATTCCGCGTCGCAGGTGTCGAGAGCGTTATCCGCGAAGGTAACTCTCAGGATCGCCTCTGCCAGAACTGCCGTCTCCGCCCACTGGTCGGGCGTTTCGTTCCATGCGAGCAGATCGTCTACTGCGACATCACCGGCTCCGTCGAAGCCGAGGTCTGTCACCATGACCTGCTCTGCACGCACAGCGGGGAAGTTCAGTCCCGGCTCTGTCGTGTTGGCGGGCGTGTTACGGAACCAGACCTTGACTCCGGGACCGTGGATGACTTGCACCATCCGGCCCCTCGGTGCAGTGTCGAAGTCCTGGATCAGAGATCCTGCTGCCGCCCCGACGTAAGTCTGGGAGTCGTGCTCGTACCAGAGGATACCCACCAGTCCGAGAACGCCCGCACCACCAAGTGTGTTGTCGATAGCTCCACCAGCAGCTATCTGACGTACCTCCTGTGGATCGGCTGTGCTCGCAGGATCTGGCTCGACACCTGTGCCGAGAAGCAGATCAGCGGCTGCGGGGGCACGGAACCGCGCTTCACGGACAATGTTCGTGAACCGTCGTATCCCGAAGTTACGTGTGGTTGTACTTGAACCCATTACTCACACCCCCTTTCAGGCGTCTTGCGTTGCGAAGAAGCTCTTCACAACTTCCATATCGGTACCGGCGTCACCGGCTGTCTCCCGATCGCCGTCGAGTTGCGTAGCAGGCACCTTCGGCTTCTTGCCGGGTGTGGCTGCTGCTTTCTCGGCGGACTCAGAAACTTCCTTGAGGTCAGCCAGGACAGTTGCGAAGTCGTCATCGCCCAACTTGGCCCATCCTGCCTTCCGTTCGTCAAGCTGCTCGTCGGAGAACTTGGTGACTTCCGCCACCTGGCCGGAACGCTCGTCGGCAAGCTCATCCAACCGGACCTTCTCGTCCCTGCTGGTGATCTCGGTTTCGAGTTCCTCAACCTTGGCGTTCGCGTCGGTGAGTTCCGTATCCTTCTCGGCTAGCGCAGCCTGTGCAGCGGCCAATTCCTCATCCGCTGCGCTACGCGCCTCGTCAGCAGCCTTCGAACGGGCAGCTTCAAGGAGAGAATCGACCGTCTCCTGATCAAAGACCTTGGCGTTTTCGCTCACATGTCCCTCCTTCGAGGCTTTTTCCAGTTTGTCAGCACAGAACGGACAGTCATTTATACACGCCGCATCCTCAGGCAGTTCCGCCCGAAGCTTGTCATGTAGTTCCTGACCTTCCATGCGCTGTCATCCTTCGTACGAGAGAAGAGTAACACAGAGATTTCCTAGATCGAGCTTCTCAACATATTGAGATGCTGCAACGATGCAACCTCTTGTTCGGTCAAACCGTCTGGGATCTCTGGACTCCTGTCGGCGTATTCTCTTGTCGCTTTGGCGAGTTCTTCTATGTCGGCGTCTACCCATCCAGGTTGCGTCGGCGGGAAAATGAGTGCCCCTCCGAGGAACACCGGATTGATGAACCGGCGTGGTGCTGTCTTGGACCCTTCCAGATGTTCGCAGTACTCAGCGGCTGACCATTCGAACGTGCGTTCACAGGTCAAACACTGTTTCGCGTCGCCGAGGCATTCCATCGAATACCAGAGCTTGCCTTCCTCATGGGCTTCTTTCACCCGTTCGGCTACCTGGGGGAAAAGGTTGCCCCAGAGGACCGAGAGAGCCTGGATTTCAGGGAGTAGCTCGTTGGCTGTGTCAGCAGCTTCACGGTGGACCAGTTTGGTCTCTACGAATGTTCCTACTGGACGTTCCCAGTCATGAAGCACGTTGAGTGGGGTGTACTGCACCGAATACTCCCCGGCCTTGAGATCGTCGGTCGTCCAGAACTGTCCATTGCGGTTGATCTTCTCACCTTGGACGTACCGGCCTGATACCCAAACGAACTGGGGGTTCTGTTTCTTACCTTCCATCGCTGAGGCAAGTTCTCGTGGTAGCTGCCCCGGATCGGACACGATCTCGGCGCGGGCAGTGATATACGCTTTTCCGTTTCGTTCCAGAACAAGACTGTCGAGCACTGCTACTCCTTCGCACGAACATTAGTCGGCATTTGGGGAACCTCCTGGGTCTCCCGCTGGACGCCCGCCTTTCCGACCGGAGCCACCTGGTGTGGTCTTCTCTGGCGAATCGAACGGGACATTGGTCGGTTCGAAGATCGCGTCGTCTTTGGGCTTCTCTTCTGTTCGCCGCTGCCGTTCAATGTCCAGGTCAAATCCGAACTCGTCCAGGATGGTCTGGCGTGAGATTTCTCCTCTGTCTCGGATCTCCTGGAAGACGGTGGCGACAGCCGAGTCGAATAGGAGGTCTAGTCGTCTTGGTGCATATTCGAGGGATGCCGATTCGGTGAGTTCGTCGTTCCGGTCGATCGTCTCGTCAACTATGGCCGCTTCAAGATCACGTTTGAGCATGTGGCGACGATTCTCAATTCCGAGAGATACGACTTTGGCGAGGGTCACCTGAGATTCGGTGTTGCCAGTATCTGACGGTGGGGCAATGCTTCCCCAGAGTCGCAGTCTGATCCGGTCGTCAAGCACCCCCCACTTCTCACCGTCAAGAATATGGTCAAGATCAGGTGTGATTATCTCAATTTCGAGTCTGTGGTCGGAGACGATGACCGATGACTTGGACTGGGTCCGCATCTGCTCCGCGACAAGAGTGAGTTCGGAAGCCTTCTTCACCGGCAGAGTGTCAGACCCTTTCTTGACGAGGACTATGAAGTTGATACCACCGAGAAGGAAAGCTCGGTCCATTTCTCGTAGCTGATGCTTCATGTCGAGCAACACGAAGACTGACTTCATTCGGAGCCGCGCCCAACGTTCGAACGTTGACTTTGTCAGGCTTCCCCTCCACACGTTGTCAGGATTGAGCAGGATCAGCCGGTCAACTGGAACCTTCTCGCTTTGAAGCTTCTTGGCCTCTGACTTCGACGGTGTGTACTTCTCAACGAATAGCTGTTCTACGATTTCATCATCGAGGACCCGGTCTTCTTTGACTTTCGAGAACAAGTCCATATCGCCTTCGTCTGCGATCCAAGCGAGCTTGTAATCCCCGAACAGGGTGTTCCCGACTGGAACAACACGGGTCGGGTCGAGAATTCCAACCCCAATCGGACTTGTGATAGTGAACTGCTTTCGGCTGGCTCTCTTCTCTTTCTTGGTTCGTACCTTGTACGTGTTGGTTCCCCACCAGACAACGCCGTAATACTGGGACACTTTGAACAGTTCCCGCCATGCCATGCGGAGGAACGCGTCGATGTTGAGGTCTTTGGCTATCTGATTCCATACGTCGCGTTGGTCTGGGTCTTCGCATTGCATGGTCATCTTCTTGAAGGCCATCGCTTCGGATGTGTCGTAGACGCCACCCACAACATCGTCATCCATGGCTTCTTCTGCCATGGCCATCTGCTCGTAGATTTTGCCTGGGGTTACGAACTTGTTCCGGTCGAAGATTGAACGGTCTCTACGTTGTCCTCGGCCTGCGCCTTGCATGTCTTCGGCCCACGACGAGATGGCTCGTTTGACAGGGATGATCCATTCTGACCCTTCGTATCCGTTGAAGAGACCGTCGATGGCTCCCTCAACGATTGCGGGGTCGACTTCGGACACCACGACGACACCTTGTTCTGATCGTGCTTCATGAGCGTGAGCGTTTGGGTCTTCTTGACTGTTTTCTGTCATCTGCTCAACTCTGTGTCTTGGCGTCTGATTTCAACGATGCGACTGGCTGCCTTGTACATGAATTCGATGAGATCCATGACCTTGTCTAGCTGCTGGGTTCTGATCCAGCGCAGGCCACGATTTTCGCCTTCGACTCTGACTATCCGTACGTGTAGTTCGGTGCAGCGTGCCATGTACGCGGCGCACATTCTTATGACTTCATCTGGCAGTTGAATATCTGCTGCCTGCACCAGGTCTAGGAGCATGGCGTCAAGTTCTGCTTCTAGGTCGGGATGGTCGGGGAGACCGAGGACGCCTTGTGTCGCCTGTTCGGACGGAGCTAGATGTTCGCCGTCGCCGAGCAGGGTCATCTTCATACGAACGATGCTAGCGGAACTTAAAAGACGATAACTCCAATTGGTTCGCGCTCCTCGGTCATTTCCTGGACCTTAGAGAAGATAGACATCTCTTTGACGAGTACAGCCAGTCCACCAGCGTCAAGCGTGTGGAAGGACCCTTGGGAGAAACGTTTCTTTCCGTACGCGTCTCGTGTGGCTACCTGTTCCCGTACCCATGTTTGGCCGTTCCACTCTCCCAGCATTTCAGTGTCGAAGGGGAGGATGAGCCGCCTGCTGTCCACGTAGGTTCTGAGCAGATCGTATGCCTGTTCTTTGGCGACTCGCTTTATCTCGAAGTCTTTGGGGTCGTCTCCGTCTTCGTGGTCTCGATATCCGACGAGGAGTTTCTCGTTGAATGCGTATCCTTCGATGATGGGCATCAGGCTGGGGTTCTCATCTTGAAGATCCTGGTAGACAGGGTGGCCTAGTCCGGTGCGGTCCATCGCGAACATTTTGGGCTTGTAGAAGTCGAGGAGGTGGACGATTACTGACCTCTGGTCTGAAGCCCGGATACGCCGCAGGTTGATCCTGGACAGCAGCCGCAGCGCAACTCGTTTTTCCATGTTTCGGAGCTTGAGTGGTTCCTCCCCGAACACAAGAATTTCGGAAGGATGGTTGGTTAGCCCTACGTCCATTCCCATCCAGAAAACATTCCAGTCTTGGAGGTGGATGCGAGGTGGGTCGATCAGGTCGAGGATGTCCCTGTCGGTGATCATTTCGTCGTTGACGCGCCTGGAGTAGTAGGTGTCCTGGTTGTAGTCGGAGCCTTCGTCTGTATCTACGCAGGCCATGAGCCGGTGGAGCACGAACAGGGGGTTGGTCGCGTCGCCGTGTAACCCCATAATGTTCCGTAGGTAGTCGGGGGAGTCCCGGCCTCCGTAGAGGAGGATCTTGTCGTTGCGTTCCCGGTCACTCCAGTCCATGCGGTGCATGGCGGTTATGCCCTCTACCTCCCATCCTGATCCGGGGGATGACACTTTCTGGAACTGGCCTCCAACGCCCTTCGACACGCCATGTGCGCGCCATTGGGCCTTGTCCTGTCCGTATCGCAGGGTCTCTACGAGTTCGGTCCATCCTCGTTCTGGGTAGTCCTGCGCTTCGTCCATTTCTAGGCGGAGCGGGTGAAGTCCTTTGACTCCTTTGCCGTCTCGTTGAGGGATGCGTCCAAGGATTTTGGCACCGTTGACGAAGTTGACCTGAAAAGGCCGATGAGTGAATCCGTGTCCGACTCCTCCGGGGAGTAGCTCTCGTGTGAGTCGAATGCTTTTGACCCGGTCTTCCACTCTGGACGTAAGCGGGTTGAGGTGAATGAGTTCTGGTGCCGTAAGGACCATCTCGAAGCCTGGGAACTGGATAGGGAACGCCCAGGCCCTGAGGATGATGCTTTGTGTTTTGCCGACTGCACGGGCACATGCGTCGATGAAGAGGCGGGATGTTTTCCGCCACCATGGGCCTTGATATTCCCAGGCTCGAAATATGTTCTCGTCGTTGTCGGCGGTTGCGTCTTCCCAAAGGAACTCAGCTAGGTCAATGCCCGAGTGGTCCTGGATGAGGGCAACGAGATAGCATTCTTCTTCGGTGAGGACGACGCTTGTGACAGCCACGCTATCGATGATACATTCGTTCGAACGATGACGCTAGGTTAGGTCCTTGATCCACAGCTTCTGATTCTTGAGGAACGCCTCGTCAATCGCGTCGAATTCGGGTTTGGCGACCTCGATCAACCACTTGAGAATATCTTCTGGATTCACTCGCAGATGGGCACGCTCTTCCTCGTCTGTTCGCACATAGAGACCCACTTGGGTGAAGACTTCACGGAGCAGATCGATCGCTTTGGCTATCTGGTCGTCTCTGTGGACTCCGAATTCTTCAGCACGTCCCAACAGGTTCGATAGGTAGTCGGCAGTGGACTGTTGTTCGCTGTCCTGGCGATGTGCCCGGTTCAGTCCCATCTTTTCTTTGAGTATCCGGGTTTCTTTGTCTACTTCGAGCTTCTGCTTTTTGAGCTTGTCGGCTATCTCTTCGATTGATCGTGCGTCGTAGTCTGCTTCGCGGACAAGCCAGCTTCCCCACCGGAATGAGAGGATCTCTCCGACGAGTACACGGTCCATGTCTTGAAGGTCGGAGATGTTGTCAAACTTGTATTGGTCCAGGTACTTGTCTCGTGCCTTGTTCCAATAGTCGATCTCACTTTGGGACAGGACCGTGAAGACGGCTCCTGACGCGCCTACTACGTTCATGCGAACAGTCTTCCTCTTGTTGGCTGAAGTTTCGGGACTCCGTCATCGAAGCGTTGAGTCGGATTCATATAGGTGCGGTCGATGATCTCGAATGGGACCTCCACCCATGAGGGAGTGTCGTTCCACATCCATGCGGGCGCGGTGGATAGGGGGTCGTCCCAGTGAATACCCATTTTCATGGGTCCGGCTACTGGGAAGCGGGCTGGACGATAGATCCCGTCAACGCGATGGTGGTCGGTGTCCCATTGGAATGAGCGAGTGGCGGTCAGGATCTTATCGGCGTTGAGTTCTACACCGGGACGGACTAGGTCTGGTTCGTCTACGTGTTGGGCTGCTTCCAGAAAGAGTATCACCTGGCCTCTCGGTTCAACGAGATGATGAACAACACTCCCGTAGGCGGCGTCCCTGTAGTTGCGTGTGTCCCGGTCTCGGAACACTAGAACAAGTTTCACGTCAGGAATCTCCGCGGCTCGTTGTTTGAGGCTTGCGGTCGTTGTTGCAGCCTTCTGAGCCGGTAAAGCGAACGCCAGGAAGACAGTGTCGGCGTATACGGTTGCTCGTTTTGCAGACTCGAACACTACGTCCTCTTCAAGGAGCGTTCCCGCAATCAGAACATTGATCTGCCGTTTAACCCGCCTCACTGTTCACTCCGTCGAGGAGTTCGTCAACCCGAGCCACAGCATGACCGATCGTGGTCGTCAGTGGCGAATACACCGGGTCTGAAATATGGAGAGCAGCATTCATTTCGTTATGCCGTTTGAAGTAGGTGTGAGCCTTACCGAGCGCCAACAGCACCTTCTCAAGATCTGACCTATGGACCCGGATGTACTCCGCCTCACTTGCCATCGTCAGTCCCCCTCGAAATCCCTGCCGTCAACCTATCCGACAGCATCACCATCTTGACTTCTATCCGATCCCAACTCTCCCCTACATTCTTGTAGATCTCCTCAGCGGTGACATAACGACGGATAAGAGCATCACTGAGAGCCGCCGTACGTTCACTGTCCACCATATTGAGCAGACCATCAAGTTCCTCTTCGAATGTTTTCAACATGATTTCTGCTTCCGCTTCAGCCTTGAACGACGGAGTACTTGCTTCAAACGGGACACTCAGACGAGCCGACGATTCAGCCACCAATCTCATCAGTCTGCTCCGATCGGGCAAGACGCGCCACCACATCAATACCCTCTTGGGTTGGACGGATCATGCGATGTCGATACGTGGCCCGCTCCACATACCCTTCCTGTACCAGAGTGTCTATATGGTACTGGATACTGGATCTGGGACCGAGGCCGACAGCCTTCGCAATTTCGTCTCGGGTAGGAGCAGACCTATGAGTTTCCATATGACTGATCAAAAATTCGAGGACACGGAGCCTGGTATTGGGACCGATCATGAACTTCAGGATAGTGTAGTTCGTACAAATGTTCAAGAATGGGATGAGTGGATTGCTGAGCAGGACAAACTAATAGATGAACGGCTGGCAAAATATTCCCGTGAGGACTACTACTCGATCCTGTTAGACCTTTATGAGCATCTGAATCCGACTGTGGCTGTAGCTCTGCTCGCTACTGTCAGACAGGGCAATCCGTCTATGGAATGGCTAGACCATGCGATCGTGGTCTGCACTGCGCTCAAACGGCAGTTATAGAAGCGAAGGCGGCAGTTATAGAAGCGAAGGTGGAACTAACCGTACTGGCAGCCAGACCTATCGCTCGCATAGCTGCTACGAACTCGTTTGTCAGTTGTCCAGAGAACTCCATGCGTCCTGAAAGTTCCCGTTTCCAGCAAGCAGCACAATGGTCCGTATCCGGGTTTTCGGTACTGCCACAGAACCTGCACCACTGACCCGTGCGGGGTGAACCTAAAAGGCCACCAAGGGTGTCCTGCGGTTCCCCCTCGACCCCCTCCCTGTTCGCTCCGCTCACATTGATTTCGGCTTCGAACGTGGTGTATTCGGTGCCAATATCTATGACTGTCCCATCTGACTGGGTGATTTGAAAATGTGCCGATCCGATAACTCTCATGAGAGGATGACTATCCCTGAATGCTCTGCTTTTATGGCAGTCACTGTTGGAGAAGATCCAGATATTGTTGTTCCACTCCATTCAGCATCAGCTAATTCTCCAGCGAGCATGTCCTGGGCCATGCACTCGGACTTGGCGCATACCATCAGGTCCGGCATTCCGAAGTCACCACACCACCGGCACCACATGTAGTCCCTGTGAATCATATCCACTGGCATATGCGCAGCATACCCGCGCTTATAGTAAGGGGGGTACCCGTACTTCGTTCGTACGAACATCCGTCACCTGTAGCCTTCAGGCGGTCGAGGTCCTCCCATTAGCCAGTGAATGATACGAGGGATTCTTCTTCGACTCTTACGTCATGCTTCCGGTGGCGTTTTCTTCCTGACGGCTTAGTAACCCTCTCGTCAGTATTAGCGGCCACGCATCGGAGGGCAGACTTCAGTCCAGAGGCAAGCCTGGACCTGACACCCCTGTCAGGGTGATCTCATCAGCGGCATACGCTGACCTTAGCCTGTCGACCTCCCCGACTTCAACCAGCTTCGACTATTCCTTTTCGACTGCCTTTTCGACTGGCTTCGTCGTTACCAGCGGTCCACCCTCAGGATTGCGGTAGTACGTCGGCCCCTTCTTGGATGCCACTACTGGTGTTGGCCTGTCGGCTGACTTCTCGGTCAGCGTCGACTTCTCTTCTGGCTTTACTTCGTCGCTCGGCATGATCTCTTTCCTGTAGTACCGGGACCACCCTAATCGTTCGTACGATACCTCCGACGATCTTCCATGGGCTGCTATGACTCCCCACCATGTGCCAGAACTCGTTGGTGTCTGACCAGGTGTGCCTGCCGTGTCTCAACGATCGTGCTCCTGGCGGCACAGTGAACGAATATTCGACCTCTACCTGGCAGATGAGAATGTCTTCTCCATACTCGGCTTCTCCTGATTTCCAATGTTTGCGAAGATTGTCGAACAGAAGATCCAACTCTGGATGTTCGTGGTATGTGATGTCCCAGTCGTTGCCGAGGACGAACTTCCAGAGTTCGGATATTGCGAGTGGCCGGATCACCCACTGGTCGGGGAAGTGCCTATCCCGATGTACCAGGAACTCTTCAAGCTCTATTACGAGCATCTTCCATCCGTTTCATAAAGAAATCGCTAAGCAGATCATCCTGCATCAGCATGTTCAGCAGAGTGAGCATCCCTGGCTGAGATGCGAACTCCATCAGTGTTATGAAAGCGTCGAGGTGGTCGGCTGCACGTAGGTAGCTGACTGCTGCTGTGCATTCTTCGCAGATCAGCCGATCCTCGGTGAATCCCTGACAGACAGCACACTTGACTGCGCCCTCGACAATTATGGTCGCGGGGACGCCGTTCCCATCGTTGCGCAACCCAATGATGGCCCAGTCCTCTTCTTCTTTGGCTGCTTTCGTGCCATCGAACGTCTGAACTTTGGTCTTGCGTCTGACAAACCATTGCACTATCTCTTAAGCTTATTCGAACATTCAAAAGATAGCAAGGAAAGAGAGGCCTCCCGTAGGAGACCTCTCTCTGCACAACACTCAGAGGACCAATTCCAAGTTGATACCAGGCTAGTAGACGATCTGAGCTTCTGGCAACGACTGGAGCGTCGCGTATTCGGATTGGGCTAAACCGTCCATGAGAATGAACACTTCGGCTCCGAACTCGTTGGAGTACTGCCCCTTGAGTTCTTGGATGCGTCCTTGGAGGTTGGCGAGGATGGCACGGAGGACGGTGGCTGACGCCTGCTGCTCGTATGAGGCAGGACCAGCGTCGGCTGTGAAGTTGACGGCCAGGTCCATGATCTTCAGGCGGAGCAGACGGAACCCTCCGAAGATAACGATCAGCATCCAGAACTTCTTTTCAAGATCCTCGGCTTTGGTCGCGCCGTCAGTGAAATAGTTCTTCCCGCCAATACCTGGAGGTACCAGGTCTAGTCCGTCTTCCACTTCGAACGTGCTGAGCATCCCTGAGAGGCGGACATCCCAGAAGCCGTCTTCGATGTAGCCGATCTTCTGACCTGCTGAGATCCCAGGGAGTTGTTCGTCTCCGGGAATGTTGATTTCCCGGTTGAACATCGGTATCAGATCTGCGATGAGTGTGCCCATTATGGTGGTGTCCCTGGTCCGTCATACACGGTGTAGAGGTAGAGGTCGGATGCGAAGTATTTGGTGCCGTTGTTGACCCAGGCTTGAGCCTTGTACTCGCCTGCTGCCGCCATGTCTGCTTTGACCCAGGTGTATGTGACGATCCCGCTGGCTGGAGTGGTCACTACGATCGTTCCGGTGCCGAACCCGGACCCGGCTAGCTCTTCTTCAATGTTCATCTGAACGTTTGTAAAACCGGTCAGGTCTACGGCGTTCCCGTCGAAGTCGGTGAACGTAATTTGCAGGTCAGGAGGCACCTCTCCTTCAGCGAAGGCTCCTAGCTCCGTTTCGACAGGTTGAATAGCCATTAGGTGCCCTCGATGATAGCTGTCTGGGTCGTGTCATACTCGGCTGCGGTGACCTTGGTCCGCTTCCCTTGTGATGTCACCGGGAAGACGAAGATGACGGGGACTCCCACGATGACAACTATCCCAATGAGGATATCGGTCTCAGCGACAGTCCCGACTGGGACGCCTTTGGCTCCGTCGATGGCTAGTAACGATTCGATTTCTGCGAGCACACCCACCTGAACAGCCTTCGCCGCGGTGACCGGGACTAGCCCATCGGTTTCGGCGAGGGTTCCTACGGATACGATTTTGATTCCGGCGACCGTCAACAACGATTCGATTTCAGGGAGGGTCCCTATGTCCACGTTGATCGGCTTGACGGCTGTAATGGCCAGCAGCGATTCGATCTCGGCGAGGGTTCCTACTTGAACTCCGCGGACGGCTCCTGCGGCTATGAGGGCGTCGGCTTCGGCGAGGGTTCCTACCGCGGTGATGATCGGTTTGACGGCTGCAATCGACAGGAGCGTTTCGACTTCGGCGAGAGTGCCGACTGGTGCAAGCTTCAGCGGCTGTACTGCCAGCAGCGAGTCTGTTTCGGGAACGGTCCCGACTGGAATGCCGTGGGCTGCTGTTATCGGCAGCAACGATTCGAGTTCTGCCAGAGTCCCAATGTCGGCGGTCTTGATGCCTTGGACAGCAAGCAGGGCTTCGATTTCAGTGAGTGTCCCGATCTGGGCGAGCTTCAGTCCGCTGATCGTCAACAGCGATTCTGTTTCTGCGAACGTTCCGACTGGAGTGATGATCGGCTTGACGGGTGCAGCAGCGATCAGGGTTTCTAGTTCTGCGAGTGTTGTCACGTTGACGGTCTTCAACCCGCCGACCGCCACAAGAACGTCGAGTTCAGCGAGTGTGGTCACGGCAATCGCCTGTGCCAATCCAGCAGAAACAGGGATCAGCGTATTGATTTCTGCCAGAACTCCAACCGGAGCCGTTTTCAATCCTGCAACAGGAATCAGAGATTCGACTTCAGCGAGAGTTCCGATGACTGCCGTCTTTACTGGTCCTACCGGCAGCAACGATTCGATTTCAGCAAGAACTCCAACGGCTGTGATGATGTCTTTAACCGCCTGGATCGCTACAAGACTGTCCGTCTCGGCGAGTGTTCCGATCTGGGCGATCTTGGATGGCTGAATAGCTATCAGCGTGTCAACTTCGGGGAGGACTCCCACCTGGGTAACGATCGGCTTGACCGCCGCTGCGGGCAGCAACGACTCCGCTTCTGCGAGTGTCCCAATGTCAGCAGTCTTAAACGCCTGCACTCCAATCAGGGCGTCGAGTTCAGCGACAACACCGACCGCAGTGACAATTGGTTTGACTGCTGCAATAGGCAGCAGAGAGTCGGTCTCGGACAGAGTGCCGACAGTCGCCACCTTGAGAGCCTGTACAGCGTTCAGGACATCAGATTCGGACAGCACCCCGACCGCGGTGATGATCGGCTTGACAGGTGCAGCAGCGATCAGGCTTTCGATTTCAGCGAGAACACCTACAGAGACACTCTTCAAACCGCCGACAGCTATCAGAGTTTCGAGTTCGGCGAAGGTCCCCACCGCAATGGTCTGAGCTACACCAGCAGCGACCGGGATCAGCACGTCGGTCTCTCCGAGGGTTCCAACATCCGCGGTTTTGATCGCCTGGATTCCTATTAGGGCTTCTATCTCGGCGATGACCCCAACGAGAACGGTTTTAAGCCCGCCAACAGGAAGCAACGATTCGATTTCGGCTAGAACACCAACCGAGGCGATGATGTCCTTCACCGCCTCAATAGCGATCAGCGAGTCTGTCTCCGTGAGCGTCCCGATGTTCGCTACCTTCAATGCTCCAGCAGCAACCAGCGATTCGACTTCTGGCAACGTACCGATGTTGACAGTCTTCAAACCGGCGATAGCGATAAGAGCGTCTAGTTCGGCGAGTGTCGCCACAGGGATCACCTGAGTCTGGACCAGACCCACAGGAACGAGACTGTCGGCTTCAGTCAGCACACCAACATCGACAGTCTTGATGCCGCCAGCGGGTAGCAGGACCTCGATTTCAGCGAGCGTCCCGACGTTCGCTACATGGACAGCTTGCACGCTGATCAGCGAATCTGTTTCGATCATGATCCCGACAGCGGTGATGATCGGCTTGACGGGGTCGACAGGAACGAGACTGTCAGTCTCTCCTATTACTCCGATCACTGCCACCTTGAGGGCCTGGGCTGCGATCAGCGACTCGACCTCTGCGACTGTTCCTATGTCTACAGTCTTCAGGCCACCGACAGCCAGGAGCGTTTCGACTTCTGCGAGAGTGCCGACTGGTGCAATCTTGAGGGCCTGTACAGCGTTCAGAGTTTCGACTTCTGCGAAGGTGCCCACCGAAGCAACAATCGGTTTCACCGCGGCTATCGGAACTAGAGCGTCTGTTTCTCCGAGAGTCCCAACAGTTCTATAGATGCTGACCCCGGCAGGCAGCAGACTGTCAGTTTCGGCGAGGGTGCCTATCGGAGCAACCTTGATCGGCTGGACAACGACCAAGGCGTCCGTTTCTGCCAGGGTTGTTACGGCAATGTCCTGGCCGGTCGGTTGGACAACTTCGATCGTGACCAGAGAGTCGTTCTCGGCGAGAGTTCCGATGACGACGAGCTTCGATGGTTGGATCGGAATCAGCGCATCAGTTTCGGCCAACACTCCGACAGGTGTAATTATCGGCTTGACGGCAAGGACCGGAAGAGGTGTGTCAGCTTCGGCCAGCGTGCCAATATTGGCAATCTTCGTAGGAAGGATCGGCAACAGAGTTTCTGTTTCTGCCAATACGCCTATGGGAGCGAACTTCTCCGCGGCTATAGCCGAAGGAGTGTCGGTCTCTGCGAGCGTTCCAATCGTCGCAATTTTCTCAGCGATGACAGCTACAAGAGCGTCGGCTTCAGGCAGCACGCCGACCGGCGTGATGATTGGTTTGACGGGATCAGCAGCGATCAACGTGTCAATCTCACCCAACGTTCCGATGTTTGCCAGCTTGACAGCAGCGGCAGCAATCAGCGCCTCTATCTCAGCCAACACTCCGACAGCGGTGATGATCGGTTTGACCGCGGGGATCGGATTGAGGACTTCTGTTTCGGCGAGTGTTCCGATCGTCGCGAACTTTTCGGCAGCGACAGCTATCAGCGAATTGATTTCCGCAAGAACACCAACAGGGGCAACCTTGGTTGGAGCAGCGGCAACAAGAGCGTCAGTCTCTGGAAGAACACCAACCCCAGTAATAATCGGTTTGAGAGCAGCTATCGTGATCAGAGAGTCGGCTTCGGCCAGAGTGCCTACAGCGATTGTTTGGCCTGCCCCTCCTGGGAGGGCCAGCCGAATCCGATGGATGCGAGCAGTACCTGTCGCCGCGTTATCGACATACCCGTAGACTTCTAAGGCGTCGTAATCAGAAATCGACGCGCCGGTAACGGCCAGGTTGTAGGTCGTCTCCGTAGCCGTAAGCGCCTGGGTCCACGAGTTGATAACAGTGGACCCCTGGCGGAGTTCGAGTTCCATGGTGGCGCTGCCCGAAGGGACCGAGCCAGTAACTTCCAACGTGTGATTGGTGTCGTCGCCCGGATCGGTGACATTTCCGAGAGTCACAAGGAATGGAAACCCCTGGAGGGCTAGGGGCGTGTCCGTTTCGGCCAAGACTCCGACAGGTGTGATTATCGGGTTGACGGCGGGGACCGGAATCAAGGAATCGGTCTCGGCGAGAGTCCCAATGTTGACTGTCTGGGCTGGAAAGGGCGAAACGATCATCGTTATGGCGATCCAACCGTCGTTCCTCGATGACGTGTGGGTGCCGGGGGTTTCGGTGTTCCCGGTATAGGCCCGACTGTTCATCGCCACTCCAACGTGGCCTGTTCCGGCTCCTCCTCCGGTCGTCCCAATGTCGGCCTGTTCGGTGTAGCCCGAGGGTGTCGTATCAGTAAACCGGTTGTCGTTCTTCCCCTCCTGGACGACACCGAGGATCGCCAGGTAATCGTCGGTCGAGCCGGGGGTGACAGCCGGGGCGAGAGGAGTGGTTGACCTGCCGGTACTGGAACCGTGGTCGGCGTCGGAAGCACCGAGAGGGTTAGTGGCGTCATGTCCGTCGATCCGAACACAAGCCGTCACCCATGCGGCGTTAGCGGCAGCGGCGACCAGATCAGGAGCGGACGCCCCCCGAATGATGTAGCCATACCAGTATCGGTTTCCCTGACCGTCGCTACCTTCGGCGAGTTGGGTCCAGCCGGTGAGACCGGTGATCGCCGTGCCAGCGTTGGCCGAGCCGATGACCGCAATAAGTAGGTCGCCCGTTGTGGCGCTGGCCGGTTCGGTAATTGTCGGTGTTGTGTCGGCTCCGACGTTTTCAGAGGACGACTGGACTACTGGAGAGGCCATCAGTTAACAACCTTTCCCTCTACTAGCGCACCCTGCGTGTCGTCATATTCGGCGGATGTCTGGGTCGTATCGTATTGCTGGCTCGCTACCCGCATCTGAAGGAAGAACGGTCGGACGATGATCGTGATGCCGATCCAGCCATCACTCCTATCGCTAGTGAACGTCCCTGGGTTCTGTGCTTGACCCGTGTAAGCCAAGGTTGCGATTCCGAGGCCGACGTGCGTCGTGCCTGCTCCACCACCACCCGTGCCGACGTTCGACTGAAGCGTGTAGCCGGACGGTGCAGCCGTGAATCGGTTGTCGTTCTTGCCCTCCTGAACTGCCGCAGCGATCGCCAGATGATCTCTCGACACCCCTGGGTCGACGTTCGGTGGATCAGGGTTGACGCCAGGGTTCGTGCCGGTAGTGCTATTGGCGTGATCCGAACCAATGGGTGTAGTCGAATCGTGACCGTCGATCCGTATACAACCGGTAACCCAATTGGTATTGGCAGCAGCAGCAACCAGATCAGGAGCCGATGCCCCTCGAATAATCCACCCATACCAGTATCGGTTTCCCTGACCGTCGCTACCTTCGGCAAGTTGAGTCCATCCAGTCAGACCCGTGATCGCCGTTCCTGGATCAGAAGAACCTACAACAGCGACCAGCAGATCACCCGAGACAGCACTGGCCGGTTCAGTGATCGTCGGAGTGGCGCTATTACCCGAGTTTTCCGATGAGGTCTGAACTGCTGGGGAGGCCATTAACTCATTCTAAGACCGACGTTCGTAGGAACGACTCACGTCACTCCTCGAAAATGTAGTCAGCCAAGTCCAATGTCGTCTCATCAATCTGCTGGTAAAGCGGCTGCCCACCAGTAGGAGCCGAATCCCATCCCAAACCCAGAACATCACCGTCCGGGTAGATGTATTGGAGGATCGGCGGCGGGGCACTGGTCGCCTCTGGATAGAAACGGAACATTCCGAACGGGTCGGCAAGGAACGTCGCCAGTTCGCCTTCGATCTCTCGGGTCGTCGTGTCGGCGGCGATACCGCCGAGTCGCCGCTCCCAGAACCAGGCTCCGGCGAAGGTGACTCCGGTCGCCGGGTCGTTAACCGGTTGGCTTCCGACGTGGATAGCGTTCTCAAATCCGAACCGACCAGCCCCCGAAGCCGGAACGTCGTGGAGAAACGTGAGGTCGGTGTAGTCGTAGAGCAGGTGGTCGTGTTGGTTGTCGAGGGCGAAATCCGACTCGGCGCGTTGAACGTACATGTACCAGCGGCCCGCCTGGACTCCGGCAGGGAACACCGTGTTCGTCTGGTTGACCACATTCGCCGGTGACGCCACATTGGAGAGACGGACCCGTAGCGAGTTGGCCCCGTCGCCGGAGTTGAGTTGGCTGAGAATCGCCCTCTGATCGCCGGTCGTCCCGTCCCATTTGAAGAGGACCGCCGCCGTGTTCGGAACGTCGCCTTTCAGGTTTAGATAAGAGGCGTGTTCACCGGCTGCGGAATCCGGTCCGATCCTGATTCCCTCGTCAACCGACCCGCCGACGTACTCGAAGCCTGCACCAAACGGAGTGACGACTTTGGCCCACTGATCTTCGCCCCACATTCGAGCTTCGATCCCCGGCGCGCCATAAGTCGTCAACGGCATCCAATCCGAAGCGCCAGTCGAATCGTCAGCCCAGAGCATCGGAACTCCGGCCCACAGTCCATCCCATAACGACCGGAACTCGGGAGCGACGTTGAGCTTATCCATCGGGACCTCCGAGAACGGCTGCGGCGATCCGGTCGACGGACGAGTATTCCAGGTGGAGGTTCGCCGGTGTCGTCCCTTCCTGTTCATCCCAGGACTGGTAGTTGTCGCCGACCGATGAGTTGTCATCTATGTGCACTCCGATGGCGTTACCGGACGCCCATCCGCTCCGGTCGATTATCGCCTGTACCGGAACGATGATCGACGGAGTGTCGTGGTTGCCGGACCCTGCTCCGGTGAAACTCCACCCGACGCCGGTCGTGTGGATGCCGTGGTCGGTAGTCCAGTCGCCGTCGACGGTCGGAGCGACGTGGTCGTCTTCGGCGATACAGAAGATCTGCGAGTCGACGTTCGAGATACCGTCGAAGCCGGTCCGAGCCTGGGTGATATAGGCGACTCCGAGAGTCGAACCTGGAGGAACGGTGACACTAGGGAAGCGATACCAGCCGTTGAGAATTGGAACGCTGAAATCTCCGACTCCCGGCAGCCCGGTGTTCGACCAGGCCGATGACGTCCGGTTGCCGTCATCGGCTCCGACTCCCGGTTCGACGTCGACGGTCGGATCGACTCGGACGGGAAAGACCAGACCCGAATAGTCCGGCGTCATCGTCACATGGGTGGCGTTGACAGCCACAGCCACATCTCGGCGAACTCCGACAGCATCGACCAGACGCCCTTGTCTGAGAACGCCTACCGGCTGGCCGTCAGAATCACCGATGATCGTATTCCCGACCAGGGTTGCTCCGGTCAGGGTGTACGCCCATCTGATCGGGTTGGCTCCTGTCAGAGTTTTGGCGACGTAGACCGCTTTCAGGCCGTGGGGTTTGACCTCATAGCCGACTCCCCAATTAGTCCCGCCGTCCCATTGGAGCCGGTTGTCCACTCGGCTCGGAGTGGGATGGGCCGGGACCTCCCAGGTTGAACCGTTGAACCTTTCGAGAGGTTCAAACTCGATAAACTCGGACGGTACGCCCTGGCGGAACATGAGCCGTCTCCGTCCGGCGTCTGACATTTTGAATCGGTAGGGGAGAGCATCCTTGTCCTGATGTTCGAACGGCCCGGTGTCGTCGGTAACTTCGGTGTCGTTTTCGATCCACTTTGTCGAGTGGGTGCGGCCAGGGTCGGTGTTGGCCCTCTTGTGGTGGAGGCCTGGGGTAACGTTGAGGACATAACGGAATCCCCCAACAACAGAGAGGTCTTCCACTCGATGTTTGATGCTCCCAGGACCATGCTCCATGAGGACAGCCGTGGGATATTCGCCGAGGACCGCCGCTGTGAATTCGGCGGCACGATTGCCCACGACGACCCCCTAAGCAGTACGGACTCGGTAGTCACCGCCGACCGTGTAATCGTCCGTCGCTGCGACAGCGAGGAACCCGAGTCGGAACTTGTAGACCCCGGCGACGATGACAGGCACGATCTCCATGGCGATGCCATCGGGGAAGTGAACCCACCGTCTGAACGGCCTGTCGCTCCAGGTCTCGGTCGAATCGTCCAACGTCGTGTAGATCGAAATTTGGACGCCGTTGGTTACCGAACCGCTCTCGTTGTCGATCTCAACCTGGAGGTCGGCCACGAGGCCGGTCGCCAGAGTGACGGCGTTTAGGTATTCCTCGGTGACATGGTCGATAAGGGTCTGATCGCCGAGAGTTGTCTTGGCTCCCCACGTGACCATTTAGCCCACCATCCCTAGCTGTTAGGCGGCTGTCCAGATCCCGTTGGTCTGGTCATAGTTGGCTGTGACATCGTTGCCGTCTGTCGTGACAGCGAAGTCCCACTTGCCGATGACCTCACGTACTGCGTCCGACGCTCCGTCGATGCAGATGAGCAAAGCAACCGTGTTGTTCGACGCGGCTACCGCTGACCAGGTGTCGTCGTTGTCGAGAATCACCCGAACAAGGTCGTTCGTGTCGTCAGCAGTCGGACCCGTGATGTTGGCGTTGGTATGAACCTTCCGCGCCCACGTCGATCCGACCTGTTCCGTATTACCGGCAGCACCGAGAACGGTGCTGAGGAAGAAGTCGGCGTAGCCGTCCTCGAACGTCGCGTCAGCATCCATGGCGGACATCGGAACAACGATGAGGTCGCTGTTGCCTCCCGCTGCGGCCACCTCATAGGCCAAACGACCTTTGGCGTCTGTTAGGGCTGTATCAGCCATTAGTTAGCACCCCCCGCGGTATTCGATTCGCCAACCGTGCCGACCGCCACGTTGATCGCCTGATCAACTGCGTCAGACCGGATGACTTTGAGTTCATCCTGGAAGGCTTTGGTCGCTGCAATGAGGTTCGCCTCAATGTCCTTCTGCTGCTGGTAAGTCGCGACGTTGTAAGCAGCGAAATTTTTTCGATTCATCTCTGCTTTGTTCGCCCGACGCTCAGTCAGGAGCGTTTCCTTGGCTACTTCCGCAGCATCTACAGCAGCCTTGAGTGCCGCCAAATCTGCCATTGGTATCTCCTTCGAAGAATCGGTCGTACGAAAGCCTACCAGCAAATTATCCTGGATCGGAGACTTAGCTTGTCGTACGTTCGTGCGAAGGGTCAGCGATCGTGGTCGGATTCGGAACAGTCCAACGTTCACCCTTGTCGGGTTCAGGAGTCGGCGGATAGAACACCGGATCGCCCGGAATGAATTCAACCGCGGAGTAGATCTGTTCTGACTGCATGTCGACAGCCAGGATCGGACCCTGAGGAACCCAGCCGAGAACATATACCACTCTGAGGCTTCCTTCACCTAGTGCTGTGCGTCGGCGGTAGACCAGATTGTGGCCTGTCCTTCCGTTCTCGGCTGACAGTTCGGCTATCGGCCCCTGTTTGCCTCTGAGCGTGAACCGGCTGAGAGCGGCGCGGTTGATGCTGGCATAGGAGGCTCCTTTTGCTTCGGAAATGCTGGTTCCGTCTGCGTAGGCGACTTCCCACCAGATAGTCTCGATAGTTCGCGAAGAAAAGGGCTGCATGGTCTCACGGTAGTGTGCTATGCTTTGCTTGTGAAGCATATAGGTCAGGCGCTGGGCGCAGGCGAGATTCCAACCCTTGCTCGTCTGGGTTCGATTCCTAGCTGGCCTGCGAAGGCATATTGGCAACAGGATAACGAGAGACTGGGGACTCCCTAAAGAGTCCCCCTTGGGTCTGTAGTGTCAATGGTCAAGCATTTCTGCCTTCCAAGCAGACGGTCTGAGTTCGAATCTCAGTAGGCCCTCCAAGCAGCAAGCTCGAAAGAACAGAGAACAGGACAACGTTCTTGACAGACGTGGAGCAACCTTCCCGGCAGCCAAAGCCGCAGGATGGTCGCCAACGGCCTTCTCAGAGTCTGACGGGTCAGCTTCATGCAGGTTCAATTCCTGCCTCCCCATCCAATATGGGAACCGGGGAGAGCCAAGGCTGGCACGCTCCATAAATAGGAGTGGTGGGCGTTGCTGCTCTTTTCGGGGTAGTTCAATCCGGCAGAACATCTGGTTCTGGACCAGAAGGTTGGAGGTTCGACCCCTCCCCCCGAAGCACACACCTCCATCGTCCATGGGTAGGACTCCAGGTTCTCAACCTGGGAAACAGGGTTCGAATCCCTGTGGAGGTACGACGGGATATGGCGCAGCTTGGCAGCGCGCCTGGTTTGGGGCCAGGAAGTCGGAGGTTCGAATCCTCCTATCCCGACGTTGACAGCCAGATCTGGTTCTCCTCCCGGATTACCGTTCGTGCCTCCCAGCCGATCCTGACTGTCACATGGCGTAGTAGCTCAACGGTCAGAGCACCACCCTGTCAAGGTGGAAGGTGGCAGTTCGAATCTGCTCTACGTCGCTGCGAGGCGCATAGAAAGGAGAGGGCCGGGTGCCCTGTCTGAGTGTGCGCTTCGCTATGGCTCCATCGTCCATGGGATAGGATCACGGACTTTCAATCCGTGGAACTGGGTTCGAGTCCCAGTGGAGTCACCAAGAGGGGTGATCTGACCGCCCTGTCCAGCCCAGCATGGACACCCCAATCGCCCCTCTTTCTTTCGGGATTGGTGTAATGGCAGCACGCAAGGCTTTGGCCCTTGTGGTGGGGGTTCGAGTCCCTCGTCCCGAGCTTCTTTGCCAGGTAGCACAATGGCAGTGCAGCGCCCTGTTAAGGCGATGGTTGAAGGTTCGAATCCTTCTCTGGCAGCGTTGAGGTTCCCTCGGTAGGGCGACTGGGTTGTGATCCCGGTTGTGGAGTTCGACTCTCCGCCTCACCCCATTTGGGGGCTTAGCTCATCAGGAAGAGCACCTGGCTTGCAACCAGGAGGTGGTCGGTTCGAGTCCGACAGCTTCCACTCGCGTGGCTTTAGCTCAGCTTGGGAGAGCACCTGTCTGAAAAGCAGGAGGTCCCTGGTTCGATCCCAGGAGGTCACACCATCCGCCTTGACTGCTAGCATTTGTGTCATGGCCCTCTTATTCAGTGATTCGAAGGTAGCTCTCGCTGTGGACGAGGGGACCGACCCCATCAAGGCCACGTTCGAGACGATGTACATCCTGGTCAAGACGACCGCTATCACAGCAGGCGCGCTTGACATCGAAGCCCAATGGTCCATCGACGGCAATACATGGGTGTCGTTCACGACACCTGATGACCTACCTCAGATCGTGGCAGCAGGCAACACGTGGCTGGCCGCTCTACCTGCTAGAGCACCATTCATGCGGCTGTTCTACGACGTGACCACGGGTCCAGTTACCTTTGAACTAGCCGTCACTGGATTCTAAAACTTAGCCGTGTAGCTCAATGGAAGAGCGCCAGAATACGGATCTGGGTCAAGTGGGGGTTCGAGTCCTCTCGCGGCTACTAGCATATGTTCGCAGGAACGTCTAGGAGGAAACTATGACGATTGAAACTGGGAAGCGACAAGTCCTCGTGGACGCTGTCCTCGACTTCCCGTCTGTCGGCGCAGGCGACAGTGAGCTATTGACCGTTGCCGTACCGCAGGTTCGTCTCGGGCAGGCAGTACACGTGACCCCTGCAAACAATGTGGCAGCCACCGCGTCCCAGGGCACTCTGACAATGGATGTCATCCCCGCCGACACGAACACAGTGACCATCGATGCGAAGGTCTACACCTTCCAGACAGTGCTCCTCGTCGGAGACGGCAATGTTGCGATCGGCGCGAATGTCGGTGAGTCACAGGTCAACCTTGTCGCAGCGATCAACCTCGACGGAGTTGAGGGCGTGAACTACGGCGCAGGCATGACGAAGCATCCGACCGTGAGCATCGGCGACTTCGCTGCCAACGACGCGATCCTGACCGCCAACACTCCAGGAGTGGCAGGCGACACGATCGCCACCACCGAGACCTTCACGCCAGTCACGGACATTTTCGATGGTGCGACCCTCGGAACCACCCGAGCGGGAGCGGACTACTCAGGCCTCACAGCCTCAGGGTTCGTCTCAGCAGCAGACGTGGTATCCGTCATCCTGGCCAACGAGACGGCAGGAGCATTGAATCCAGACTCAGGGACGTTCCGCGTCATCGTCTGGTTCTAACGATTGGGCATCGAGAGCAGCCGGTGAAGCCGGTTCTCTGATATAGAACTGTTGCTAGGTTCAACTCCTAGGGTGCCCACTATGCACGGGAAGCTCAACTGGACGAGCATCTGTCTTACAAGCAGAAGGAAGTGGGTTCGATTCCTACCCCGTGTACCACACGCCCAACGCCTAAATGGTGAGGCTCCCGGCTCTTAACCGGGCGAACAAGGTTCGATTCCTTGTGGGCGTACAGACCCGAAGACTCGCGTAGCGAGCGAGCGTCACCGAAAGGTGGTCGTGGTGTAAGTGCACGCGGGTCCTAAATGGAGCTAGCGTGGCCAGCGCCTTGGACGGGGCAAACGTGCTAGGCGACCCGAGGGTGTCGGCTTAACAACCCTCATGGAAGGTGCCGCTGGGTTGGCTGGCAACTGGTGTCGAATGCCAGGGTATCTTTATCGGGTAGGGGTTCGACTCCTCCACCTTCCTCTACTGGCGGGAACGCTGATCCGGTCGCAAAGCCCCGGTAGGCCATCCCACGAGGAGGTACCGCCAGTTACGAGCGTCTGATGGGAACAGGCATACCTCTCTGGCTCAAAACCAGAGGCTTCTCGGTTCGACTCCGAGGACGCTCACGACCTCCAGCCTACGGGCAGAGAACAGCAGAGTAGAAACGAGTACCCCTCGGAGTAAGTCGATAGCTACCCGGAGGTCACCTAGCCGATCTGGTGGAACGGCAGACACGCTGGTCTTAGGAACCAGTGCCTTCGGGCGTGTGGGTTCGACTCCCACGATCGGTACCAGCGGGTGCAAACCCCGTGGCTGGTCGCACCAGCAGCCCGATTCCTGCATTCCGGGCCGTAGGCTGATCGAGCAGGAGAGAGATCAGTCAATGTTTTGCGAGGATGACGGGAACTGGCATACCTCACCGGCTTAAACCCGGTGGTCTGTGGGTTCGACTCCCACTCCTCGTACTCGGTAGGTCCGCAATCGGCGATGCACCTTGGTTGCTAACCAAGCAGGCTTCCGGGCCTTCGGGGTTCGACTCCCCGGCCTACCTCTACCGCTTAGCGGCGGTACGGCCCGAGAGAACTTGGGGCGAGGTCCGTTAACTTCCTCGCCGGGTGACTCCGTAACAAGTCACTGGCCAGGGGCCGGTTCCCTGGCCGATGCCAGCCAAGCTCATGAGGATGAGCAACGGCCTTGTAAGCCGAAGGTAGCGGGTTCGAATCCTGCGGCTGGCTCCACACCCCTGTAGCTCAACGGAAGAGCATCCGCCTCCTAAGCGGAAGGGTCCCTGTTCGAATCGGGGGAGGGGTACTGGCCTGTAGCTCAAAGGTCAGAGCAGCGGCCTCATAAGCCGTTCGATGAGGGTTCGAATCCTTCCGGGCCAACCACGCACCCGCCAACTGGAATGTGCCAGGGCCTTCTAAGCCCAGGAGTGAGGGTTCGAATCCTTCCGGGTGTACCTAGACCTCATAGCTCAATGGAAGAGTGCCAGCGTCCGAAGCTGAGGGTTGGAGGTTCGAATCCTCCTGAGGTCACGTGACACCGTGAGTGAATGGCTAACTACCTGGCTGCAACCCAGGAGATCTCGGTTCGACTCCGAGCGGTGTCTCTACTGCGCGCTGGATATAGGTTCCTAGACGTGTTCTAGCGCGTCGATGAGTTCTTGGATCTCCCAGAGCATCGATTCGAAGGTAAACGACTTCTGAGAGCCTTCGTACGAAAGAATTTCACGTTCCACCATGAGATGGATGCGTGGCCGGTCGGTCGGATTCCATACGGCATGCGGAAGCCAGTGACGAACAATGAAGGGTTCCACTGGCTCATAAAACGCTCCATCTTCCCAGAAGAAGCCTGCGGGCCTGACAGGGAAATGCCACCTCTCCCGGAAAGGCGGGACATCACAATGGGGGACTACAAAGCCTCCCGGCAACAACCGCGCCCACCACCCTTGATGTAGCGGTCCCGGCAACAAGTCGGTCAGCAGCGTCTGGTCGATGGTGGCCGTGGACCTGCCGTGGGCGATCCCGTGAGTCGCGTAGACAGTCGGTGGTGTCCACGCTGCCACTTCTAGAGCATCGAAGATCGCTACTGATTGATGTAGAGGCCCTGAATGTTCCATCGTTGGAATTCGGCTATCGGCTGGTTGTCCTCGTCGTAGAAAACGAAAGTGTCTTCCTTGTCTGTGGTGCTGTAGCGGTCAGCGGTCAGATCCAGCCTCTCATTATCGAACATGAGGAGGGTGTACTTGTTCTCGGCCATCTTCCTATCTTACTCCATGGGTCCCTAGCTCAACGGACAGAGCAAGTGGCTTTTAACCACGAGGTTCTGGGTTCGAATCCCAGGGGGCCTACTAAGTCTCTCGTTGCCATGCTAAGGTCTTCACTGCCAACTGTGAGGACTCTCACCGACGCAGGGTGGAGAAATTGGTATCTCGCCTGGCTCATAACCAGGAGGTTGCGGGTTCAAGTCCCGTCCCTGCTACCAAGCCGACGACCCCACTGTGGAGTGGGAGCGGGCCGTAACCCCGTGGCCTCTTTAGGCGAAGTAGGTTCGACTCCTACCGGCGGCACCACTATCGTTCGAACAATGACTACTCGTCTCGCCTGTGGACACTGCAACGCCAACGCTGGCAGAGTACGACTCGGCGGATTGTGCGGCCCCTGTGCTGCTGAACGAGAGCCAGCCTCATGGTGTTGTCACTGCGGCTCCATCTTCGCTATTGATCCCGACAGCATGACCTGTCGGCCGTGCTCTACACCGACAACCGGGACATGGGACAGCGTCGAGGCGTTCGCGCGGAGCCTCTCGACCTAGGCGTTGTCGGGTCGGTTCGTCCGTGCCAAGGCTGCCTGCTGCTCGTCGCGAATCTGGCGGTTGCGGGCAAGGCTCTTGTGACGATCCGCTTGGCCTCGGTTAGAACCAGCGACCATCACGTTCTGGACATGGTCGGTGAGTCCAGGTGGAGCTTCGTAGCCTGCCTGCTTCTCGGCCACGGTCGGCTCTTCGGCAGGCTCTGGATCTGGCTCCGCGACTTCCGACTCTGGATTGTCTACTGGCGTTTCGGGTGGTGCAGAAGGAGCCTCAGGCTCCGCCTCGACCTCTGTGCCTGTCTCAGGCGTGGCTGCCTCAGGCTGAGTCTCGTCGGCTGCTACTTCCATAGTTGGGTCGACTGCTTCAGCACCCACTTCTGGTTCGGGTGCCGAGTCTTCGGCAACAACTTCGTCGGGCATTAGAGCAATCCTTTCGTACGAACGAGACACCACCATACCTCGTTCCGGTCATCTTTTCGAGTCTTAAGCTCCAACCTCGGAGAGGTTCTGTATCCAGCCTTTCCGTTCTGCCTGGTAATCGCTGTCATTCTCGTGTTCGACAATAAACTGGAGAATGGCCTGGTTCATCAGGTCATTACGAGAGACCCCTTTGACCTGAGCGATCATGCCGAGCCTATTCGCTGTATCAAGCCCTAGGCGGATTGTCGTCTCATGGATCTCTTGGCGTCGTTCTGTGCTCAATGGCATTGCTGCTCCTGTTAGAAAATGGTTGCTTGCTTCTGGTGTATCCCGTGTTTGCGATCATCGACACACCAAGCATGGGCATACTCGGGGAGCGTCTGACGAAGTGTGATCTGATTCGCGCCACCCTGTCTACGTTTTCTTTCCCATCCCGTGATCCTCTGTAGAACTCCCTGCGACTTCAAATCAACAGGTTCCTCACAGAAGGCGCACAGCACGTCCATCAGGATCTGAAGGACACCTGACAGCGGCCACATTGATCCTTCGGCTTAGCCGTTTCGAACCTGCGGCGTTTCGGGTGTTCAAGCCCGGAGAGCTTTAACCCACATAGGGTCTGTCGTGTGTAGGCACCATCTGTGTAGGTGATACCGTGGATAGGGCCATCCTTGCGGATGACGATCTGGTGTACCGAACTCATCTATTTCCTTTCATCAGTCTCTCTTGAACATGCTGCCCGCAGAGCGCCTCGCCGTCGAGCCGGACTGTGGACCCCCATCCACAGACGACACAGCGTCCATACGCTCCGGGATAGTAGAAGCGCGGATGTAGCTTCCCGTTTTGAGGAGGCCCCAGCTTCTCGGTTGCTGCTTCCAACGCTGATCTCACCATCGGTCGACCGTTATCTCAGAATCCTGGAAGGTGGCCAATTCAAGACCACCTTGAGCTATGCAGTCATCTACCCAGTCCCGATCGCTGGCAGCAGGGTGTTCTGTGTAGAACTCGTGGTACTCGTCAGGGAACTCTTCGCGCAGCTTCTCGCTGTCCGCGATGTACGTCTTTCGTACTTCAATCAGGAACTTCATTTGTCCTCCAATACGTCGAGAACATCCTGCACCTTGGTATCACGCACAGGCACGCGAGACTGACCCTCAATAACAATATCAACACCCTTAAACAGCACCCGGTCGGGGTCTAGGGGTTCCGAGGGTCCGCCATTGCATCCCGACCTGTAATCCCCACTGGGATCAGGGTTGTGGTAGTCGTAGAAACCGTGCTTGCATTTGACGCGAACCTCAAGACGGCTCATTCGTCGTATCCCTTCATCAGCCATGCTTTCAATCGTCGCCACCATCTCATTCGGTGTCCCCCGTGATACCAAGTCGCACCATCAGACGGTGCCATTCTTCGCCCGACAGGGACCCGTTCAAGTGAATCCGACCGTCAGCGGTAGGCCCGCCGATCTTCAACGTGTCGAATCGGTGGGCTAGGTCAACGTCGGGGTCTAGGGGTATCCGACTGTCACTGGCAGCATCGCCGCCGGATTCACACCAGTCGCACACGCCGTTAGTCCAGTTGCCATCGGTCCACTTGTTCGTCCATGCTGTATGTGTTTTCCCGGCACAGTTGTCGCATTCGGTGACGAGTTCAAGACGGCTCATCGTTGTGACCTCCATGTCACTCCCTCGGCATCGAGAGATCCCCGATAGGCAAGCGCCTCTTCATAGGTGTCGAAGCAAGGACCAGCCATATAAACGTGCCAGCCGAAAGCTCGCCAACAGCGTGATATCCCACGCATGTCCTTCGGTGGTATCACTTCTATGCGCAGCACCCAATACCCGTCATCACGTTCAACCCATTTGCCTACCTTGAGCGAGGACCCGTCTTGTCGCTCTGCTTCAACAAACCGACCTGACTTGGGGCCGGGTGGTCCATCAAACACAAGGTCTACCAGTTCGGTGGGTATGTCCAGGCTCATACGTCTGACCTCCTCAAAGGCTGCGTGCTGCAACCAATCCGCTCGACTTAATCTTGTCACCGTCGTCTAGGCCGCACCACGACTCGACGGTTCCGTTTTCCATACGAACCTCATAGAAAGTAGACCCAGTAACCCCACACGGAGGAACCTCTGAGGTGTGAGCTGAGTACGGCACCCACCGCTCTAGGTCGTCCAAGTGGTCAGCACAAACAAACCCGTTTTCTAACTCGGCGTCCCAGAACACATGAAGCACAGCGTCCCTCAGACAGAAGCCAGTAGGAGTCTCCACAGGGCCTTGTGTGATCCGTGTGCATTTGCCAGGGGAGTACGTGGTGGGACCAATTGGCACACTGCTCATGGGTCTGACCTCCTCAACGGGGCGACATCACCAAAGGCGGCATCGACCGTGGCTTTGGCGGCAGGAACCAGCCTGGAGCGTCCAGGCAATACCACAATGTGATGTAGGGCGTCGGCCATAGCTTCAACTGCGGCTTCGATGTCGGCGTTATCCCTCACAGCATCAACGGCACAGTTTGCGATGTAGACCTCCAGATCGCCGTGAACATCCTCATCCCACCACTCCATTGCTGACTTGACTGCCTGGACTGTGGCATCGTGTAGATCGGTCATTCGATTGGCTCCTTCGAGTCCATCAAGTGATCTATCAAGTCGTCCCTGTTCGACACGGCAGCCTTCCAATACTTACGTTCTTTGTTTAGCTGCTCGATCCGTGACGGCCACCAATGGTGATGCCACCAACGTCGGAAGCGAATAGGCAGTTCTCCCATCCAGAATCGAAGGTGCAGGTTCATTTGTCCTCCTCGGGCCAAGCGATTAGGTCTTGGGGTGATGGTTCATGATGGACAGGTTCGACATCCACACCAAGAGCAGCAGCAAACAGTGGACGATCTGTGCTGTCGTAGTAGCGGAGAGCCTCATCAAGTGCGTCAGTCATTGATCTGTCCTCCGAGTTTCTTCCATATCCAGGACACGCCGCCTCCGATGAGGGCGATCACGAGCACTACTCCGATGATTCTGAGGTAGCCGAGCACTGCGTCTGTGCCACCGATCATGAAGATGATGATCCCCCATATGACTGCTGGTACGGAAAGCCAGATGAGACTCCCGATGATCCATCTAGTCACCGAGTACCTCGCTTGGTAGCCGGTCTTCGTGGTAGGGGCAGAAGGCCAGTACGCCGTCGCCCATGACAACGAACAGGTCATCAGCGTCGAGTGTGGAGTTCCAGTCGTGGTCGCGCAGGTCAGTTAGGTGCCTGTCGTAGATGTCGTAGAACCAGAGTCCGTTGTCGAAGTCGTCGCAGACGCTTCGGATAAGCAGTACGAGTTCTGTGTCGGTGATGTCGTATGCCCATCCACCGTTGGTTGTTAGCCGCAGGTCATCGACTACATCCTGCGTACGAACGTTTAACAGGGGCAGGGAAGTGGTTGGGCCGGGGACGACCACGATATCTACGGTTTTGAGTGTGACCGTGGTCATGGGTGTGGCGACGATGACTGTGGGTTCGGCGGCTGGACTGTTGATGATGGCGTTGATGATGGTGAACGCGACGAAGGCTCCGAATGCGGCAGCAGCGAGGAATCCGAGAGCGGCCTTGTATATCAAATGCGCTTGCCGTAACCGTGGTCGAATGGGCACTGCTCGATCCTGACCAAAAGTTCTTGGATCTGCTCGACTACGTCAGGTTCGAAGAGTCGTGCTGACCCTGAGCCGTGAGCGTGGACTACTGGTGTGATCATTTCGTTGCGCACCCAGTTGTCCAGCATGCGATATGTGATCCCTGACCGCTGGGCAACCTGCGCAGAGGTCAGCAGGTCGGGGTAGTCCCCTGCATTGCTGGTGGCCACGTAGTCGGGTGTGGTTGACTTCACGGCACTATGATACCAAACTGCCGAGGTGGACGCAACGACTGACCTGCTCTGGTGTCACATTCGGGCAGTTCGTACAGGTGCGCGTCGTATTGCGACAGGCGGATAGGGGCAAGGCCCGAGAGGATGTTGACCGGCTTATCGCAGTTGTAACAGCGGATTTTCCCTCTACCAGGGCTTGGTGAGCGGCGCTTAGCGGCCATTAGGTCGAATTAGCCCGTTTTAGCCGGTTTTACGGTGATTTCGAGTCCTCCGCTGTATTCTTCGGGTCCGAACAGGCCTGCGGGGTGTGTTTCGTGCCAAGCGCGGACGTAGTAGGTGCCAGGAACGAATCTGCCATCAGCATCGGTGAAAAGGTCGTATGGGATGCCGCCGCCTTCCTCGATCTCGAAGCAGGAAGGGCAGAGACACCGAATGTTGTATTCGGGTTCAACATCCATTAGCTCGTCGGGTCCTTCGGCTGTCGCTACGACCTCCTGGATGATCCGAGCTTCGATTTCGACTTCGGCTGTGTTGCGGTCACCGAACACGGGGGTTGGTTCAGTATTGGTTTCTACCCAGGTCAGCGGTTTCGTTTTCTCTGAGCACGCGCAGTCTTGTTCTTCTTCCGTCGTTGTCTCTTCTCCTGTTCGCGGGTCTTTCGTTCAGCGAATGCAGCGATCCCTTCCTGGCGTTCTGCGATGAGGATGCGAGCTTCGTCAGCACGGAGGGGAATCATGTCCTGCATCCGTTTGCCCAACATTTCGACTTCATCGTCGGTGTAGACGTTGCCGGTGTTCGGGTCCACTACAAGCCTCTGCATTCTCCCCGGTTATACGGTGACCATTGAGTCCAGCCTGCGGCGTTCTGCAACCAGGCTGCGGCACGCACATTGGCTTCGGGCTGGTAGACCATACCCGAGTCGTAGGACCCGCCTGTCACTTCTCTGGGGACCATGTTATCCCATGTGGATCTGAGGAACTGGAATAATCCTGCTGCTGACGATCGCTGGTTCTTGGAGTTGGGATCGCCTGTGAACCCTGTTTCGTAGGCGAGGAGGCACATGGCGGTGTTCACCTTGTTGGCTGCGAAGTGGCTGGCTACTAGGGGACGCCACTGTTCGACTGATCCTGACCAGGTGGAGGGAGTGCTTCTGGTCGTGGTGGTGCTGGCTGGCTGGGGATCGAAGTACCAGGGGTGGCGTTCGCTCATGTCTGCTAGGTCGGCGAGTAGCTGCGCTGTGAGACCGTAATCTGCCTGGGCTGACCACTCCTCCATCCAGTCGTCTAGTTGAACGTTCGTATGAAAGAATAGTCCCAATACAAGTAGAGCTACTAGCAATATGTGTTCCCCGGTTGTCGGTCCCTATGTGGGCTTGTTGCTCAGTCCGTAGACGCCACCACCCGCGATGATGACCGCGAGGAGGATGACCATCCACTGGTTGAAGCTGATAGTGGTCAGGCTGTTTCCTGGTTCAAGAGTGACCAGGATGATTCCTTGGAGAAGCACGGTGACGACAGCGAAGACAGCCTTGGCTGCTTTCTGTGCCTCGGTGACTGCTGTCTTGAGGATCGTCATGGCTTCTCATTTTAGTGGACATCATTCCTCTTCTTCGGACCCTTGGTTCCGAGCCTTGAATTTCTGCCACCTTTTACGAGGTTCGAACGTCTGGATCACAAGCTGCCACAGGACGAGCACACCGCCGAAAAGTCCGATGGTGACCAGCAGGGGGTTGAGTTCGCCTACCCAGTCAGGCAGGGCCGGAACCCAGGTGTGGTCAGCCAGAATCGTCATCATCATGTTTATGCGGTCGCCGCACCCTCCACCGTAGGAGACTAGCGACAGCCGCCAATACCACTACTGCTTCAGGCGTCGAACCCGCTTCCACGATCCGGTCGCGGTCAGGAAGAGTAGTCCCGCTCCCAGGAGGGAGGCTGCTAGTAGGGCTAGGTCCGCTTGGTTCCCCCCCGTCAGGGGGAGCGATTTTGGGTCAGTCGTAGTGGGTGTCGTTGGGACTGTTGTAGATGGGGTGGTGACGGTTGTGGCGGGGACGGTGGTCGTTGTCGGGTCTGTAGTCACAGTCGTCGTCGTCACAGGCAGGGTTGATGTTGTTGTTTCCTGCTCTGTCGTCGTCGTTATCGCAATCGATGACGAGGTTGTTGTAGAGAGGGTCGTGGTGGTGGTGGGCGCTGATGTTGTTGTCCCCTCTGTTGTCGTCGTGGTCTCTTCTGGAACCGTAGTCGTCGTGGTCGTGACTGGCTCGTAGCAGAGGATGACGTGGCTGATGTCCTTCTCGCCGGTCTGCCAAAAGTAGGCCGTGCCGACAGTGGGGTTGGGGATCTCCTGATTCTGGTCAGGACCCGATCCGGCCTTCAGGACCAGTAGGGTCCATACCTGACCTTGCGGAGGTGCTGGCACCACGAAGGGTGTGTCGACCGGCTCGATCTTGATGCCGGTGGCGCACCAGTGGTCAACTTGGTTGGTGTCGGTGGCAATAGCTGTCAGACCCAAAAGTCCGATAAGGACGACGACGATCGACAGGCCGAGTAGCTTTCTCATGGGTCTCCCTCAGTGTAAGTGTTGTGTTCGGACTGGGCGAGCATGCCGAGTAACACACCCGCCCGGTCCTTTCTTGAGGCCGATTTCTGCGTCCGACCTCAATGCTGTCAGTCAGTTCCCTCGTATGCGGAGTCGGGTCCCATCCTGTCTGCCTGCTCCCGCGCCGGAAGGATCTCGGGCACGTAAATCGCCAGCCCGATCACCAGGACCATCCAGAACACTCCGAGGAATACCCCGACCGTTATCAGTATGTCTTCCATGGGATCACACTATCACGAGGTTTTGACCACTACAAGTGGTCGACAGTCTCAACGAAGAGCAGGAAGGTTCCGAGGCCTCCAGTGATTATCAGCAGTACCCCGAGGATCGCCCGCAGGATCTCTTCCCGCTTGTAGATGGCCATGCCGGAAGCGACGAAGAGCGCCCCGATCGTGAACGGCATCAGAAAGTCGATCATTTGAGTTCACAGTCGCAACGTACGCCCGTTGCCTTCAGATGCCCCAACACATAATGCTGTGGCGAGCCGCGCAACCGTGAATGTGTTGCGACATAAACACTGTTGATGCCTCGTACTGAGGTCGAAAAGTGTTTGCGCGCCGTCTCGACGGTGGGGGTACTCCCATGGGTAGTCAAATCTCGGGGAGGCGCGCCAAGCGTGAGTCTGGCTCCGCCTGAATGGATCAGCCAGTAGAGAAGCCGGTTCTCGATACGACGGGCATCAGGGGAGATGTAGCCTTTCCGTTCTTCTGGGACGAGACAGCGGACGCAGCGCATCAGTGAGTACATGCCTGTCTCCTCTGTCAGGTCACCGCGGAAGAGCTTCTCCTGGTTGTCGCCTGCGAGTGGACCTCCACAGGTCAGACACCAGAGTGACTCAATCATTTCGGCCAATCTGCGTATTTCTCGAACTCTCCGATTAGATCATCAGACGTATATTGAACCGAAGCATTGCGACCCTCATAGCTGTAGAGCACATGATGATCCTGGTCAGATACCATGAAGTTCGGCCAGCAGAGCTTCCCCCACCAGAGTCGATGAGCCAGCCACTTTCCGTGTCGACAAGCTTGAATGATTCCGATCCTCACATCTAGTTCCATGGGATCACCATATCAGATAAGTCAAAGCCCCCGCTTATTCTCCCCTTTCAGGAAGGACACGGAGGCTTCGAGTCATGCTGTCTCGGCCATGACGCCGGAAGGGTCGTACCTGCCCCGACTCCCCTAAAGACTCGGTAGTCCTGTCGGACAACTCATCGCTCCTAGGACACGATCACACCCATATGATGCGAGCAGGATGTGACCCTACCAGATCTGTGGACAGTCGAGTGGACAATCCAGGGGGTCACAATCGTTCACACGAATGATCCCACCATACGGTCATACGTATGACCAAATCACCATACAGTCATACGTATGACCACATCACCAAACGGTCATACGTATGACGCTACTACGAGACCAACTACAGGACGACTCTCGTTCGAACATTCTCAAATATTTTCAACCTGAAATGGCGCGCAAGTGCATG